GTAATTGTACGACCTGCAAGTTGAGAAATTGTGATAATCATCTGGAGTAGGATCCAATTCCAAAAGCAGGCTGCAACACACGTCCAGCCAAGCATTGGTCTCCATCCAGATTGAAAAGTCATGTTAGAAAGCCGCATTCTCAAGAGTATTCCAAACGCGCCGAGTGCTGAATTCCTGCTCTTCAATAATATTATTCGCGAGCAGGAGATGCCCGTAGAGTTCCAAAACTTTCGGGGCGTAAGTTAAGCAATCGAGAAGCCCATCTGTATTGTCTCGTTTCAATGGATTGAACTGGGAGATTTGCAGATTAACCGTGGCAACTTGCGAGGGATGGACAAGGATTTCTCCTGCGAGAAGTTGCTTGAACATTGTGAGGATTCGAGAATTCTTGGAATACGTACCACTGTAGACTTCCACTGCCTCGATTCCAATGATTCCTCGTTGCGCACAGACATACTGGAACCAGTAGTTGAGAGTGTATTGGTAGGCATTGGATTCAATTGCAATTACGCGGCAGTTCTTGGATAATGCAATCTTAAGGGATTCTGCAATTGTATCACCTGGGGATAGTCTACCTTCGACTACGAGTTTACAGACTGGAATTACCTGATGCACCTCGAAATACATAATTGAGACATAGTCAGAATTTGCCTTATCAGTAGCAGGATCAATGACTATAAAGTTTCCTTGATGGATTTCATCCTCAGGAATAGAATAGGAGGGAAGCTTTGAAAGATCTACAAGGTTATTTACTGAGGCATTCTCATCATTCAGAACTTCAGCGTAGAATACTTCCGGGCGCCCCATCGAGAGGTCATTCTCGTATTCCTTAATCAGCTGTGCAATTGGCTGGAGATCTTCCCAAAGTGAGCTGCCATCAGAGAGGATTCCACCTGCAATGAACTTTGTCCAGGTCGGATTATGTTTGAGCTTTCGGAGAAGAGAATGTTTCGTGGGATACATATTTGCGATGAAAACAAAAAGACACCCATGAGGTGACTTAGCTTTCATTGCTGTACCAACCATCCAGGTCTCTAGATTCTTCGAGACTGTTTCTGAATCAGCATCTTCACGAGTTTGGATATCATCGAAGATCATGATATCTGGGCGCTGATTCTCTAGCGTGATTCCTCGAATGTCAGATTGAGAACCTGCACCCATGAGGATGATATTGCGCCCACGGAATCCGAATCTTTTGAGATCCTGGCGATCTGTCTCTGCGCCTAGTTTCCAATCCCCGAAAACTTGCTGCACATTTCGCTCAGAAAGCATTGACATAATATCGGTGATGATATTATTTGCCTTGGTTTGAGTGCCACAGATTATAAGGATGAACTGTTTACGAGTGAAAAGGATGCAATAAAGAATGAAAATTTTTATGAGCATGGTCTTTCCAAACCCGCGAGGAAGTCCGATTGCGAGTTGGGAAAAATCACGAGTTTTATGGACGTAAGAAAGCAACCAATTCCAAATTGCTTTGAAAATTGGAGGAAAGAGATAGCGAAAAACAGTTGGCATTGCAAGAGCTGCAAGAAAGTCGAGGGAACCTTTCGCTAGTTCTTGTACCTGCTGAGGATCATAGTGACCTTCTTGGACTGGATCAGGTTCCGCCGGTGCAGGATCTGTCAGTCCAAGCTTTTGGATCCAATCCTGAGGAGTACTCATTTAATAGGCCGCTGTGCAAGAATCAATTGGATACGAAGGAGTTGCTCACGAGCTTGCTGCTTATTTCGCTCAATGAGAGCTGCACGAAGCTCAGCAGCTTTAAGTGCTCGATGCTCCTGAAGGGAGGGATTCTGGGCCATATACATTTCCTTGAGTAGATGAGGAGAGTTTAAGGGTTTTTGCGGCAGAAAGCAAGCGATCCATCTGAGAAGATTGGACAGTTACAAGATCTTGGCCACCTGCACGAGTCACTTGATTATTTATATTCACTTGGATAGATTGTTCGGGAGAGGAGAATTGCTGAATTACCTGAGTTGGCATCACAAGTTGAACAACTGTGCGCTGACCAACCAATTGTTCGGGCGCCGCAGATCCTCTCCGTTTCGCCGCATTGATCACACTGATTGCTTTTAGAACTTCGAATGGTTTATGCATGTACTCGATCAGATTTTCCATCTTTTCGAGCAACTTATCTTCTAGTGAGTCGTACTTATTGTCTCGTGTATTGTGTTTTGCAAGATTAGTGAAACGAAGTTCTGCAACTCGCGCCGCGAAATCTGAATCTGAGAGAAGCTGGGAGATTCGCGAGACTGAAACTCCCACAGCTGAAGCTACAATCTCAGGTCCGAGACCTTGTCCGAGAAGTGTGAGCGCACGATCTTCTGTGGTTGTGGTGGTGGTAGTCATAAGATTTACTCCAGTTTAGGATATTATAGCAGAAAGATGGCATTCCGTAGGTGGGGTTCCTAGGAAGTCGATTTTAATTGCAGTTCTCCTTGAACTAGAATATATCTATTACACACATCAGTGGTATATTGACTATGCTTCTTTTTCTTTATTCCATAAACAGTGCGTTTATCTACTCCATATTTTTTAACTAAAAACATAACAGGCAAAGGTGAGTAAAAAATCTCTACAATAATTTTATCCTCTAAAGAATTTTTACGCCGACGCTGATTTTTATTCTGCTCACTAAAAGTCACCCAAGTACAATTATCCTTTGAGTAACCTTTTTCATTATCTAACCGCTCTAAAGAGGTTCCTTCAGGTTTAGGACTCATATCTTCCAAAAATTTTGAAAAATTATTTTTCCATTCTTCACATACTTTTATTCCACGGGCTCCATAATCTTTATAACTTTCATTCGTAGGCAAGTGACACCTTGCAACCATTGCATTAAAAATGGGATAGAGAGGATGATAAGATTGAGACATATCAAGTTCCTAGCCAAAAGAGATTGTAGTATAGAAAGATGGTTACTAGGAATCTATGGGGGACACACTACTTTTTGAAAAGTTTAGTAAAATGAAAGAATGCGTATAGGATAGTCGGCACCTAAGCGCTCTAAAAGATCCCATACCCCCCTGAGGATGAGGATGAGGATGAGAATGAGACTGATTATCATTTGCTGTTGGTGCTCACTTACTTGGTTGCCAGGTGTAGTGCTGTTACACTCTGTTACATCTGGATAGGCTGGATCAGGGAACTAGATTGGATTCTGGCTCTCTAACATTGGCAAGGCGATAGATTGATCAACCCACTAACCCGGAGTCTAGAATGTTTACCCTTTACCAGCTTGCCCGACTGGACGTGTTAACAGCCTTCGATGATGCAATTGTAAATGATACTGAAATGACAATTGTGTGTTATGTCAATGGCGCCATTCGCCCATGGAAACATTACCCTAGCATGATTCTCTGCGCAGACTAGTATCCCGCCGATATATGCATCGCTCAATGGTGCATATTCGGGGCGATATTGCCCGATTGATTCTCACACTCTAGGATTCTATCATGTCCATCATTTCCAATCGTCATACTGTCAATCCTTTCGTCGCGGGTAAGAGTGAGCCATTGACTGGTCAGCGACTGGCTCGGGTCGGATATAAAAAGACCAAGGATAATCCGAATCCTCTGCCGAGTATCTGTGTTTCTGTTCCGCCGGTGGATCAGACTGCCATCACTGGTGATATTCTGGCTGGCCTGATGCCATCCATTGTTTCGATGGTGCATGATGCGCAGGATGGAATCATCCGGGTGATGAATGATTCATCTGGTGGCACACTCACTGCGGTGTCTGATGATGACATTTCACTGGCCGCAGTAGTTTCGTTCCTCGCCGCCAAGAATGCAGGTGAAAGATTGTCAGCTGATTCCATCGGTGCATGGTTCACTCGATACGTGGAAGATAATCTTTCGGTTGTGGTGGCAGACAAACTCGGTTTCGACGATATCACCCCCGAAAACCAAGAAACAATTGATAAGCATACGAAAGTTTATGCCGACATCTGTGCAATGCTGGCCGGGAAGAATCTGATGAGGAATTCGCTGAGTGAGAAGCAGAAGAATGCAGTGAAAATCTGTGTGAAGATTGCCGCAGATGATAATGGAATTGGCGAGAAATTGACACAGAAGCTGGTGGAATTGGAGAAAAAGGTAGAAGTTGCCGATATGCTCGAATTGGATATCTGATCTGATTGATTGATACTTGATCGAATCCATGTTAACTCGTGGATTCTATTCAGGTTTCATGAATCATTCTCAGGAAATGGAAAAGCAGACTGTTGGACCACCAGACTATTGACCCCTCCTCACCCCCTCCTACGGGTGCTCCCCCGAATCTACCTTATACCCTGCAATGTATACTAGAGTATATATTAGTTATAGGGTATATCTTATCTATATAAATTTTTAGTAGGGGTCCATTTTGACACATCCCCCAACGAGACAGATTGGATTCTATCCCCTAATATTGATACCCTCATACTGGAATGGATACAGATATACAGTATCCATTCCAGTGTGTAGGTTAGATTCCCCACATAGGGGGCTTGACACCACCACCGAGGGCTGATAGTCTGGTAGTCTAGCAGTCTGTTTTCAGTGTTTCTGATTTACTAAAGGAGATTCTACTATGTCAGGTGTTGTTGATTCTAATGGCCAGCAATGGGAACACTGCAATATCTGCAATGATTTTGTAAAATTCCCTCAGAATCTAGGGTATCAACCCAAAAGTAAAGCGTATCCATATGGAAGGATGGTTTGTATTAAATGTGTTAATACGCTCTCACAGTGGCATCTTTCTAGGGTGATCCCCGCACCTAGTTGGACTGCTAAGCGCGGCTGATCTTTTGTTTTACTAACCAAGAAAGTGAGATTCTATTATGAAACTCAGTTTTTCTGCTCTATCTAATCACAATACCCTTAAAACAGCCGGCGTTAAACTCAAGCCTGCAAAGAGGAAAACAATTTCAAATAAACAGAAACGAGAGAATGAAAAACTGAAAGATGCGACCAAAGAGTTGGCAAAGTTTTTCTACCCGAGAAAGTGAGATTATAGCATGGCACCATATTCTTGGTGTCTCCAATCTTCACCATTGTAATCCTGCAGTGGTGAAACCTTGGAGATCCATCCAATCACCCAGCGGATCTAATAAATCCAGCTGGGTTTCTTGCATCATGAACACCCCTACAATCCTTCTCACATCTCTCGCTGAAATTCGTTCTTTCAATCCGTGCGCGCAGGGATGGAAAGATATTCTCTCAGCTCATCCTCATGAAACGGAGGAAGATTTCCAGAGACAATTCCCTTTGGTAGATTGTGTGGAATCAAATACTATCTCTGATGTTTGTTGGTTGATTGGAAAAAGAAAGATTGAGATTCAAATCTGTGTAAGATTTGCAAGAATGTGTGCAGATTCAGTAAAAGATTTAGATACTAGATATGCTGCTGATGCTTCTGAGGCTGCTGCTGATGCTGCTGCTTCTGATGCTTATGCTGCTTCTGTTGCTGCTGCTTATGCTTCTGATGCTTCTGTTGCTGCTGCTTATGCTGCTGCTTATGCTTCTGATGCTTCTGCCTGTAATAAACAAAGAAAAGTCAATAAAACTTTCTTGATCCAGTGTATCAATGAATTTACAGGAGAATGAAC